TACCTTCGCTTTCGTTTACAATAATACGTGTTACGTTTGCTGGATCGACATGAAACCATTTTTTAGTTTCTGGATCTCGTAAGAAGAACTGATCTCCCATTTTAAATACGTTGCGTAATATTCTAAAAATCTTAGTTTCAAAGTTTTGTAGTTTATTCCACTGTTGCAAATACTGCCCAATAATAGTAATCTCACTATTAGTTGCAGTTTTGCCTCTGTAGTCTACAAGGAACGGAGTATTGTTTTGTTTATTCTTTTGTGTACAAAATTCAGCAAGAATATCAAGTGCAGCATTAACTTCTGAATCTTGATCCATAGTATTGTATTGTCCGTAGCGTTCAACACGATTAGGAGAGCCTACATAAACATCAGGCAAATAACTTGAATAATTAGAGCGAGCAGGGCCAGCCATATTACCATTACCTCGACTGGTCAGCGGCGAATAGCTACCGTTTTGATTATCTCCTGTGGGTACTGGTGTAAAATATTTTTTCCACGACATTTATTTTTGCTCCTTATGACCCAACATTACTTACGCTTCCTCGGGCTATATTGCTTCCTACTATATTTCTTGTATTGCGCTCAACACTTACATCTAAGTCACGCATTTCACGTAATAACATCAATACTTGCTGCATTGTATTATTTAACTGTTCTGTACCGCGACTTGTACCACTTGTGGATGTACTAATACCACTTAAAAGCTCACCGGCGTCTGCTCTACTTGTAAACATTGTATCATTATCTTGAGACAACTCTTCGTTTAACTTGTTTAGAGCTTCGACTAATCCTTCTACTGCTTCAGTATAACTTGTAACTGACGATGCGTCAAGTGATTTTAGTGCGTCTATGTTGTCTTGTAGTGTAGGATTATTAACGGTTGCTAATTCTGCTGTTGAAAGAGGTGTTGGTGTTAATGTATTACTAACTTCGGCTGTTCCTTCATCTGAAGTTATTGCTTCGTTTATTGCTCCTGCGCCTGCAGAGCCTGCCCAATATCCTAATGCGCCGCCGATGATGCCGCCGATTGCAGTTCCTACAATTGGAACAACTGAACCAATAGCTGCGCCTGCTATAGCACCTGCTGTGCCGCCTGCCATGCCGCCGCCGGTTTCTACAACTGCTTGTTGTTTTTCGTCTCTAGACAAATCATCATTTGTTAGTGTTGTGCCAATATCGTATGCGCCAAATAACAATGCTAACGGACCTAGTCTTCTTAATAAGTTTTTAGCAGCAGTTCCAGCAATTTTCTTGCCTGTTTTTGGATCAGGTGTAGTAGCGGCCGGACTCGAAGCTGTCACAGGCGCATTTTTCATTCGTGTAACACCAGCACTTAATAAACTGCCTACTCCACTAGTCATTGCGCTTATTACTTTACTAGATGCCCATAATCCTGCAATACCTACACCCATCCATTCAATAACATTAGTATTATTCCAAAGATTCGATATTCCGTCTGTCATGCCATTAACTAGTGAAGTTCCTAACTCTTTCATAATAGGCACTAGTGTCTCTTGTAAGAAGCCGCCTTCTCGTTCTCTTTCTTGACCAGGCATTAGCGGACCTGTCATCATTGAGCCAAGGAAGAAGTCTTTAATTGTAGTTGTAAGGGCAGCAGTTCCTCTTGAAAATAAATCTAATATTGCTTGTTTAGGATCATCTTTAAATGCTTCAATAAAGTTAAGTATGCCCGGAGCAAGTTCATTGTTTATATAATCACTTACTGTTGTAATTGCATTTGTAAACCCAGAACCTTCGATCGGATTTCCTTCTTCGTCAGTAGGCGCAAGTGCTTTAATTATTGCTTGGAATGCAGGCTCAACTGCATCCATTAACGGACTAACGATTTGTGTTTGGAATGCTTCTTGAACTGTTTTTAGTGTATCCATAAATGTTGCTACACTATTTGTTGCATTGTCTCGTGCGTCTGATTCTTTTTTTGCTGATTCAACTGCTTCTCTAAGTCTTTTTTCGTCAACTTTGCCGTTTGCATCAATAAAATCAGTAAACTGAACACCTGCTCCCATAAGTTGATCAGCAAGTGTTGCCATAGGACCATCTAATCCTGCGGCTGCGGCTGTAAGTCCAGGTTCTAATCTTCCAAAAGCAGCAGAGTTGTTTTTAATTGCCTCTACCATAAAATCAGTGCTGCTAGTAGCCATATCAGCAGCAGTTAAATTTGCATCATAAACTCCTTCTAATCGTCTTGAAACAAGAGCTACATTTTCTCCAAACTGACTAGCATACAGTGCAGCTTCTTCTGTCATTGGAGGCATTCCTAAAAACTGTCTCTTTAATTCGTTAACCATAGCATCGCCGCCAGCTGTTGCTGCGAGTGCCATTTCATTATTAAATTTCTCACGTGCTTCTGGAGTCATTCTTGCAAGTTTAGCTTGCATAGCAACATCCATTTGTGCTTGGGCAATTTTTTCTTGTTGACTTTTTACGTCTTCGCCAGTAAGTTTACCTAGTGTAACTAAATTTTTAGTATAACGTGCAGCAGCGTCTGCTTGTGATTTTTGTCCAGCAGCGTCAAGACGTCTTCCTCTATTACCAGCTCTTTGTAAGTATTGAAAATCAATTAATGCTTCGTTAATTTCTTGATAATTCATGCCCATGTTCAACAGATCATTTCTATTTCCGCCAAGTGCTTTATTAAGTGTAGCAATTTGTTGCGCACCTTGTGTTGCAGTACCACCTAGTGCTGCAAGCTTGTCTGAATTTGCACCGATCATACTAGCAAATTGTTCTAATGGCATTCTTGCACCAGCTGCCGCGTTTCTTAAATCTGTCAAGCTATTATTAAATGCTGCTCCTGAAGTTGCTACGCTTTGAAAAGCTGCAAAACTATTGTCAAATAATCCAGTTAGTATGCTAAGTTGATTTCCTACTAAAGGAATTTGGCTAGCAAATGCAGTTAACGAAGTCTCACCGTTAATGAATGCCCTAGTCATTTCAGTGCCGCTTCTAGCAATTGCACTAAGACTACTTAAAAATGCTCCGCCTACTACACCGCCTACTTTTGAAAATGCACTAGTAGATTCGTCTACTGCTTTAGTATTTTTCTTTAAAGACTCTCTATTTTTTGTACTAACTTTAATAGTATCCGTAGTTGCTGTACTTAACGCCTTTAATTTTTTGTTAACATCTTTAGGATCAATACCGGCTTTTTTAGCCATTTGTTCTGTAACAGCCAAAAGATTAGCAAGAGTTACTTCACTTGCAACTCCTTCACCGCCTATATTAGTAATTTCTGTTTGTTCAGCCAAAAGATTTATTCCTAGTTAACTACGCATATAAATAAAGTAGATACATACTTATACATTGTATTTATACGGAGAACAGAATGTCAGAATTTGATCCTGCAAAGTTTAATAGTAATATTGAACAAAACCCTTTGAGAAAATACTTTAGACAACCTAAAGTATACATTACTCTTCCTAGTAGAGGAAATTTTTATCCAGAGGGAGTACTAAACATGCCAGAGACTGGCGAATTGCCAGTGTTTGCAATGACAGCAAAGGATGAATTGATTATTAAAACTCCAGATGCTTTACTTAATGGTCAAGCAACTGTCGATGTTATTAAAAGTTGTATTCCAAATATTACTAACCCGTGGCTTATGCCTAGTGTTGACCTAGACGCTTGTCTTGTAGCAATAAGAATTGCTACGTATGGTGAAAAATTAGACATTACTACAAAAGTTCCTGTGCTCGGTGAAGAAAGAGAATTTAGCGTCGATCTTAGACAAGTGCTAAACAAACTTGTAACACCTGAATACGAAAACAAATTAAAAATTGGCGATATTAATGTTGAATTACGTCCACTAAGTTATAAAGAATTTACCGAAAGAAATTTAAAAACTTTTGAAGAGCAACGCATCTTTAGTCTAGTTAATAGTGATGATATGGACGATAGTGAAAAACTTAACAGATTCAGTGAAAGTTTTAAAAAATTAACTAATCTAACTGTAAATATGTTAAGTAAAAGCATTGCTAAACTACAAATTGGTGATGATGAAGTAACAAACAGTGTACATATCGAAGAATTTATCGACAATGTTGACAAAGAGTTTTTTAAAGGAATTACTGACCACCTTGAAGAACAACGTAAAAAGTTTGCAATTGAACCTATTAAAGTTCAAAGCAACGAAGAAGATATTGCAGCAGGAGTTCCTAAAGATTGGGAAGTTCCAGTTACTTTTGATCAGTCAAATTTTTTCGTATAAGGATCTTAGCTTGGCCAGTAGCTGAGATCCTAGAAGAAGTTAAAAACTACGAAAATCAACAAAAAGAATTAAAATCAGAAATAATGAAACTTTGTTGGTATATGCGCGGTGGCATGACTTTAGACGAAGGATTCTGTCTCTCTTACGAAGACAGGCAACTGATCAATGATATTATTAAAGATAATTTAGAAACAACTAAGAAAACACAACTGCCATTCTTTTAGGCTTGTGGTTTTATTCTTACTCTCGGTTTTGATGACGGAGCAGGTTGCGCTTTAGCTGCTGGCTTTCTAGCGTTAGCAGAAATGTCTTTTTCAAGAGCAGCAAGTAAACGTCTTTTCTCTTTCATATTAAGTTGAGCAAACGCATCTTTAGTTTGAGCATACACAGTCTTTAATACTTTAGGATCAGTTGCCGGCTGTTCAGCTTTATCAGCAGCGGTGGCAACATTCTTACCACCCATTTTATCTTTAACTAACGTAGTAAAGATTGTTTGAATTCTTTTTGGATCCATAGGCTGTTTAGCATCAATTTTTTTAGTGTCTACTTTTTTAGATTGTAAAAATTGAATAACATCATCAGTAGTTGCAGTTTTAAATTTCTTGCCTTGTGATCCTAACATACCTGCAAATTCAGTTTTTAAGTCTTGCACTGTTTGCTTTAAATCAGCAGCACCTGCTTTCTCAGCTCTCTTAATAGCTCTGCCTTGTTTAGTCAGAGGTATAAATTCATCAAGCTGTGATTCAACAAGTAAGTCATTCATTTTCATCGTGGTATTCCTTAATACTGTAATGTATTTATTTAACTGTTTGAATATCTACTTCGTAGATATTAGTTTTCGCTAAACGCTCAAACTACATATACTTCGTTTTAATTAAATGATTTATATATGAATACTCATTATCACTTTGTGATAATGTATAAGTTTCATGTAGATTGTTTCAGTCAGACGGAACCAGTTACGGTCCCATCTAATCTCAAAAATAGCTTCATGTGAGTTCGCCACCAGCCGAGACTTGGAAGTAGGTAATTGTTTATACACAAAGTACAATGGGCTCTGACCTTTCCCAACCTACGTCGACATCGTTGTTTCCAACTACCTCTCGCTTCGTTCCTATTGCTAAAGAGTTTTTATGTACTGTGTTTGTGTTTTTCGACAGCCAACAATCTATCTATACCAACCTGTGAGCCCAATTTGTTTGATGGCTTCCTCCCTCTGGGGAGTCGATCAGTATGTTACGTGTGCAGGTATCACCCTAGCTTTTTCCACAGCGGTATTTTTGAACTGGCCCGCCAACCTTAAGTGTTGGATTGTTTTGCCTGGATGTGATGTTCTAGCAATGCCTGTTTGAGTTTGTCCGAACCGCCGACTCTAACATTAATGATTCCATTGTAGTAATCATCAGTTTCAAGTACTCTACGATCAAATTGTTCTCGTGCCTCTATGTAGGACATTTCGCCCCTACCTTTACATAGGTATAATATTTCTCTTGTAAACTTGTCTTCGCCTAGTGCTGCTACGTCTGCATTTAATCTATCACTGGATCCATAATAATCTCTCCAGTCGCTTTCTTTGTAGCCGCGTCTTTTATTTTTCTTGCCTTTAAGGGGTGGCTTAGTAGTTTTAAATTTTGCTAGTTTCTTGCCTATATATTTTTGGCCTGTAGTGGTATTGGTAATAAGATAAACAAATCCTTCATACTCATCTGGTATAGTGTCAATTGTTTGTCCTCGGTAAGTCCACTGCATGAGTATACTTACCAGTGCCTGACTTATTTTAATTACTTTCTGGTTTGCCTTGTAGTGTTATGTTTTTCATGTATTTCTTCTGCACGTTCTTTTGCTAATGCGCGAATATCGCGCAAGCATCTTCGCACTGTGCGATGTGTACGCACACTGTTCATCTTTTCAAACTTCTCGTTTGCTTTAAAATAATCTAGATATGCTTTTATAAGCATATCATGTACGTCATCTTCTATCATTCCACTACCTCTAAGTCATTTGCATAACTTGTAAATCCATTTTCTTTCACAACTCTCAATACATGATTAACACGACCGATAAGCTCGTCTTTGTGCGAGATAAGATAAATGTTCTTACTCCGTTCACGTGCCATCTTCTTGAGAACACCTAGTGAATTCTCAACACCTGCTGTGTCCATACCACTGTCAATCAGTTCGTCGATGAACAACAAGTTGATATTTTGATACAAGCTTTCCCAAACATCACGGAACGCAAAGCTGAGACCTAAAATAAGTCTGTTGCGTTCGCCTCGACTCAAGTTGTCAAAGTCTAAGTCCTGTCCTAGTTGAGTAATCTCAACATTCAAATCGTTTTGGAACAACACTTGATGCGGCAATCCTAGTTTGTCAAGATAATATGTAAGTCTATTGTTCAAGTACGCTAAGTTTTGATCAATAATCTTCTTGCGAATAAAGCTATCTTTGTTTGTTAATAGTTTTAACAAGAACTCTTGATGTTCTTTGTAACTTGTAAGTTCGTTAACACTGTTCCAGTCTACTTTTTGAATAGCAGTTTCTTCTAGCTCAACAATTTGTGCAGCATATGGATCAGTTTCTTGACTTTTATCTTCAAGAGCTTTCTTTAGATTGTCTACATTGCTTCTGTGTTCGTATGCTTCTTTAGCAGTGTCATAGAATGTAGTGGGCTTACCATTGATGTCACCGATTTTTTCAAGAGCAAGTGCAACATCTTTTACTTTTCCAGTAATTTCTGTTTGATAAGCAATAGCATCTTCTAGTTCTTTGCCTTTGCGTTCTGCAATCTCTGCTTTTTTGTCTGCATGAAGTTCTTGTCCACAAGTATAACAAGTAGCATCTTCTAGTTCTGCAATATCTTTTTCCGCTTTGGTTACACTTTTGTCAGCACGTTGCAGTGCAGGCTCGAGTGTACCTAATTCTTTTCTAAGAGCAAGGATGGCATTGTTATGCTCAGTCCAGTTTGCTAATTTTTCGTGTGCATCCAGTTCAGTTTCAATATCTAACTTTTCTAATTCTTCAATTGCACTTGAAAGTCTGTCTTGATCTTGCTTGTTCTTTGCAATCCATGCACGTTGTGTTCTTCTAAGTCCGTCGATGCTACCTTCAATCTTCTCATTAGCTGTTTGAATAGCGTTGATCTTTAGAGTTTCTTCTGTAATAGCATCTTTGGTCTGACGTGTTTGTTCTTTTAGTGCATCAGCCTTCTCCGAAAGGATAGTAATACCCAACAACTGCTCAATAATCTGTCTTTGATCGTTAACTCTCATACTCAAGAACGGTTCTGTGTAGGTATTCAGTGCAACAATGTGCTTGAACATGTCATGACTCATACCTAACAGTGTGTTTACATCGTCTTGTGTCTGTCTACTGTCACCTTGTGACTCATCTACTAATGCTTCTTGGTTGTTGATGTAGAATTTAAAGAAATTAGGACCACGACCACGCTCGATACGGTAGTTATTGTTGTCTTTTTCAAACTGTAGCGTGACTAACATGCCTTTGCTGTTAGTTTTATTAATTAAGTTGTTTGCTCTGATGTTTGTAAGGGCTTTTCCGTACAATGCATAGGACAAAGCGTTGATAATAGTAGTTTTACCAGTACCATTACGTGAACCACTGTCGTCGCCACCTTGATCTAAGTTCTCACCTAGTACAAGTGTTAGTTGTTCACCTTCAAAGTCTACTGCTTGAGTCTGATTGCCCACACTCATAAAGTTTTTTACGGTAAGGTCTTTAATCTTTATCATATTATGATTCTAGTCCATTATATATTTGCAACAACAAACTTTTATCAAAGTTAGTAGTGTCTAGTTCTGAGATTTCATTGCTTACAATTTGATCTACGCTTTCGAACTGTGCAATATCGAGCTCAGTACTCATTTCTTCCAACTGCTTTTGTGGTATTAGTGTAATTTCACGACAACCGTACTGATTAATAAACGTTTCTTTAATAAAACTTGCTTCTTCGTAGCTGATAGGCAAGTCAAGCGTTACACGCAAATACATTTTACTTTTAATAAAGGTATCTGCATTGTCAATCAAGTGACTAAGGGTAACAGTACGGTACTTAGGACAATTAGACCAGTTGATGTACTCGGGTTCTAGGTTATTTTCCTTGTCAAGTATCATCATACCGCGATCATCATCACCTACATCAGCATAATTGTGCGGAAACGCATTACCAATGTAGTGAATAGCACCTTGTTTTTGACGTTTGTGAAAGTGTCCGCTAAAAACATAGTCTTGATGCTTAAAATGCTCAGGTTTTAAGTCACCGTGATCAGGCATACGCACTAGAGCGTTCATATAGAAGCTAGGAAGTTCAAAGTGACCAAACAAATACTTTGTTTTTATGTCACTCATCTTCTTCCACTCGTCTCCAACCAGCCAAGGAACAAGTGCAACGTCATCTTCAATAAGAATTTCGTCTACAAATGTAATTCCTGGAATGTGTTTAGCAAAAGCAGTACTATTAACGTCACGTTTGTCTTTGTAATACAAATCGTGGTTGCCATCAAAGAAGTAAAACTTCTCAAATGCAGCACCTAGCTTCTCCATACTACGAATTGTTGCATCCATAGTAGTTAAATTTAATGAATTACGATTATGATGCCAGTCTCCGCAAAAGATGCCAGTCTCGCAACCGGCAGCTTGTGCTTGTTCTATGTACCAATCAATAAATTCTTCGCAATCTTCGTTATGAACACGACTATTGCCCTTCAAACCAAAATGGATGTCCGTAAACACCGCTGCTTTTTTAAACAAAGAGTATCCTCCATATATACTTGTTAAAGTATATAGTAAATATTAACAGTTGTCAACCTATTTTTTGGTATTTGTGTATTCTGTTAATGGTGCTTCTTCGTTTCGCTTCACACTTGCTTCCCATTCGCCTGCATTTTGCCGCGTGTAACTTGGATTCAAGTCGTTCATTTCAAGAATGTCATCTCTAATATTTTGATTACGCTTTTCAATGTTAATAACACGAACAAAACTATTAGTAACTGCTGCTGTGTAGTAAGCAAACGGATTATCTGACTTAGATTCATCAAATTGTAGTCCAATTTGTGAAAGTTGCAAGATAGCTTGACCTTTCATTTCGTCATTGTAAGTGTAACCACGAACATTGCCGCGAGTAGCATAACGATCAACAAGTTTTAACCACATCATAGCAAGTTTGTCTGTTGCTTTACCATGTTGATGACTAAAATGTCCGTTGTCCATGCCGCCTACCCAGTGACTTTTGCCTACTAGTACAATTTCGCCTTCGTCGTTGTATTTGTAATGAACAAAAGGAGGAAACGGAAGTTTAACTCGTGTATCGGCAACAGTCTTTGGGTTCTTTTTACGACCTGGCTCTTCTGGAATATGATCAAACGTCATTACACGGAAGATTAATTCTTCTTTTGTAATTTCAGATGCAAGTGTTTCGCACTCTGCTTGCTTAACCTTCTCCCCGAGTCCTTTACGGCGTTCGTATTCAGCAGATGATAGCTTTTTTGCTTTGTTACGCTTTGCTTCTGCAACAGTCAAACGGTTAATTTTGTCAACACTTGGCAGAATAATATCGTAATCTGCATATTCTGGTGCAAGATAGCTGTTGAATTGATTTTTTGATTTGTGTATTTCTTTAAGTATATCTTTATTATTCAGATAATTTTTAGGTCTCATTGACATCTCCGGTTATGTTATATATATTATAATATACTCTGTTAATTTTGTCAACTAAATAGTAGTGTAGGAGATACGATAATTATGCCGTTTAAAATTAATTTCGATGCAAGCAACTTTGTTAGTAGTATTGTCAGCGATGCAAAAAGTGCTGTTAAAGGCGCAATTGGTGATACCATTAATCAAAAGTTAGGCAGTCTCGGTCCACTTGGAAAACTTGCTGCAACATTTATCAACCAAACTGGCGGCTTCAACAGCGGCGGACCAAACAATAGAACAATATCACGTGCTATAATTTCGTCTAACAACTCAGTATCTGATGCTAGCGACTGGCGAGTTAGTATTAGTGTGCCAGATGTTTTATTGGATCAAGGAGATATATTAGCACCGCTAAGAGAATCGAGCGGATCAAGTGCGTTTAACACAGGAAATAGAATGATATTTCCGTTTAATCCTACAGTACTATTAAGTCACAGTGCAAATTATTCACAAATACAACCTACACATACTAATTATCCCTACAATGCATATGAAAACAGTCAAGTTGATGCAATTACTATTACAGGTGAATTTTATCAAGAAAATGAGAATGATGCAAGGTATTGGATTGCGTGTTTGCACTTTTTAAGAAGCGCAACAAAAATGTTTTATGGAGGAAGTGATCCGTTGGGCAATCCTCCGGTAGTTTGTAGATTAAACGGCTACGGTAAGCACGTTTTAAACAATATGCCAGTTGTAATCACAAACTTTACAACAGACTTACCAGTAGACGTAGATTACATACAATGTACTGTTCCACCTAATAATGAAATTAACTATGTTCCTACACAAAGCTCTATTACAGTTACATTACAACCACAGTACGCAAGACGTTCGCAATCAGGGTTTAATCTAAATCAATTTGCAGGCGGCGGCCACATTAACGGACCGGAGGGTTTTGTATAATGCAAAAAAATAGTTTAAGTCCGTATGCAAGAACTTCGATTACTAGAAGTGGGTACTTAGATATACTAAGTCCTCGTCCTGTTCCTGTAAATCAGAATGATATATCTTTTGTAATTACAACTGAATTTACATATCGTCCAGATTTGTTAGCACACATTACTTACGGTAAAAAAGAATTATGGTGGGTATTTGCTCAAAGAAATTTAGACGTATTAAAAGATCCTATTTTTGATTTTGTAGCAGGAACAGAAATTTTCTTACCAGATCCGTCTGCATTACGTAACACATTAGGATTCTAATATGGCATTTAACTTAGGTGCATCTTTAAAAAGTAACTTAAAGTCGTCAGTTGTAAACACCGTTAGTCAGCGTATTAGTTCTGCTGTGCCTGGAGTCAATAGTCAACTAATTAATTCTGCTTTGAGCGGAGGAGATATTAAAGGTGCTTTATTAGGTGCAGCACAGGGTGC